TCTGCATCAAGTTCTCTAATTTCTTCTACTTGAGCAAGTGTTCTGAAAAGACCTTTAAGATCTTGTCCCCCATCAGCTACATATTTAGCTGCATATTGAAGTTCTTCTGGAAGAGCAGCAAAGAATTCTTTTGGAGTATTCTCTCTAATTGCAGCTTCTCTTTCATTAAAGTTAGCTTCAAATAACTCTCTAAAGTCCTTTGTTGTATATTCTTCTAAAGACTTATCATCATCAAAACCAAATAGAGTACCTTCTTCAATCATCTTAGAAGCTAATTCAGCAAGACCTGATTTATCAATCTTTGGTCTTCCTTTATTACCTGCATCTTCTTCTTGAGAAATTAAACCATCTAGTTCAGCAATTGTTTCTTCAACTTCTGCTTTCTTTTCAGCATCTTCTTGTTTTGCTTCTGGGGTTTTGGATTCTGGTTTGTCAAAGAACGTCATATCTGTCTTCTCCTTTGTGAAGACTGATTTCTTTTCAGGTTCTGAACTATCAGTAGGGAGCATCACATTTTCTGCTCCTGGCATTCCGAATAGTTCATCAATATTTACATCTACCTGATCCACCGTTGTGGATTCTTGGACCTGTTCATTCAGGTCATCTACTGCTTTATTCATGTTGTTGGTTTTTATGTTATATAGTAATATACAAAATAAACTTGGAAAATTTAAAAGTCACTTATTCTTTTTCAGCACTATATAGCTATGACTTATTTTTTCCTCTATTTATATCAAATTTATTCTTGTTTTCTTGTGCTATTTGTAATTGTTTGTCAGCTATTTCTCTTTGAACTTGAAGCTTTTCTCTTTCAATATCATCCTTCTTAGATTGCTGAATACTTCTATTCACTTCCTTCTCTCTTTGAAGATCAGTCTGTTCTCTGTACTGATCAGTATCCCGGATGTCTTTCATAGCATCTCTATAATCTGACATTTGGTTTTGATCAATATCAACTGTAGATCCATAACCAGCAGCTCTAATCTCAGCAACAGTAATGTTATTCTGAAGTTGTTTGTCTTGTTTCTCAGCTTCAGCTTGAATAAGAGCCTGTTGTTGTTTTTCTTGAGATGCAATTTGCTCTTGTTGCATTTGTTGTTGCTGCTGCATATCTGCTTGTTTCTGAGATTGAACTTTTTCTTCAGAAGATTTAAGAGCATCATTAAGTTCTGAAATAGAGTCAGACTGAACAACTTTACCTAAGTCAAAGATACTAGCTCCAGTAGTATTGTTTTGTAATGCCATTCCTTTAAGTTGTTCAAGAACAGCTCTATGGTTTGCATTAGTACTACAGAAGATATTTAAATCTCTCATTAATAATTCAGTACCATTCATTTCAAAGTTTACTTTTTCATCTGCACCAGTAATATAAGATAGTCTTACTGAAGCATCTGTTGAATGATAATACTGTGCTAAGTCAGTTCTCATCTGATGTACTCTTGGCATTAAATAATCACAATGCTGCATAAAGAACATTTCTGTTTGTGCATATGATGAAGCTACAGCTTGTTCTACACCAGTTGCTGTTTGTTGAGCAATTGGCTGACCCATCCTTTGAGGATTCACTCCAATTACTTCATAAGCCTGTTGCTTAAAATGATTAGCTAAACTTATTCTAGACATTAATCTTTCTGTCTGAGATAGATCTAGTTTTTGAAAGTGAGAGAAGTTTAATGCATTCTCTGTATTTGTAATACTAGTATCTAAGGGAAGCATACCAAAGTTTTTCATAGCTACATAAGCTTTAGCTAAGTTACCTTTCCCCCAGTCTTCACCTAATGAATGTCTAGGCAATGAGTTTTGATCAAGCATAATGATAGTACCTAATTCATCTACTAATATATCAGCAATCTGATTATTAACTATATTATATCCAATCTGATATGGCTTCATTAAGTCAATAAGAGCAGTTGATTTTGTATTTCTATCAGAGAATACTGCACCTTCTACTGGAAGTTTACAACCATATAAGTTTTGATCACCTTTAAATTGAAATTTAATAGGACATATTTTATTTTGGTTGATGCCTACATACATTGGAGCAAACCCTCCAGGGTTATTCATCCCCCAATATGAAGGAATATTTGGTCCAATTTTTACACCACCCCAAACTTCATTAATCCAAATCCAATCAATATGCTCTCCATATACAAGATTATCTTTGCTCTTGTTCTTAAAAAGTCTATTATCATAAATTGGCTTCTCTGTTATTTTATAATCTTCAGTTACTATATCTATAACAACTTCACCATTCTCTTCAATCTTAGTAAGATGTCCAAGCTTCTTTTGTGACTTCCAATAAATAGTACTCACTCTTAATAAGAATGCTGTACCTTGATCATAGTAATCTTCACCTTCCATAAGGATCTGATTAATGATATCTGTACCATCCATTACAGTACCATTCATTGCTGTTGTGTATTGTCTGTAGGCAAGTGAAGGTGAGTTAGTATTCCACTCATGAGATTTGGTAGCATCATAAAGAGTACCATCATTCTGATATCCTCCTGTAGTATATCCAGCTGATCTGATAGGATAGATAGCTTCTAAGGCCTCCATTTGGTCTTGACTTAAACACCATCCATATTTATCAATAACATCTGATACAGTAAACATATCTGTCTTACCGACCCAGTTTGCTTGAGATATATATCTTGCATCTGGAGATTTATGATAAAAGCAAATTACAGGATTCCATAATTCTACTTCATAATCATCTTCCATCATTTTAAAATGCCAGAATTCTCTATCAGTAATAAGCATATCTCTGAACCCTCTTTCCTCAAGTTCATCCATTTTAAATCTTTCTACATCTACCTTATGCTGATGTGATGCCCATTGCTCTATCATTGATCTATAATCTTTCTTAAAAAAAGATTCAATCTCTGGTAGGCTTTTTAATTTATCTGGATTAGTTTGTTCTTGTGCTTCAGGTGACTCTGGATCTAAACCTTGGTCAATAAGGGCACTTAGTATTTTAAATCTTGCATCATCTAGAAGAGTATCTTCTATCATCTTTCTTTTTTCTTCTAGAAGTTCATTGTAAGAAGTATCATCTACAGCTCTGTATACTAACTTGGTAGATCTTTTAGCAAATTCAGCTACTAAGACATTAATAACATTTGGGATAATTGGATAAAACTTTAACTCTAATGCAGACTGGTCTTCTTTAGTAAGTGTTTCAACTATTTCTCTATACTCATTATTTTCTTCAACAATATAATCTGACTTATCTATAATACCTTTGGCAAGTTTATAGTTCTTCATTAGTCTTCTGGCATTCCTACGGATCTGTTTTAATCCTTGCCACTCAACCCAATCAAGATTCCAAGCTGCCCACTCATCAGATTTTTCTTTTTTAGTGATAAATTGTAGAGGCTGTGTAACAGTGCCCATGCGGTTTGTTTCCGCCTTGGCCCCATTTTTTAACTGCATTGCATTATATATTTGCATACTAATTATTTAAAGTTTTTAAAGGCGGATCTTTTCACACCCTGCCCAATACCAAGTTGTTGTTTTCCCATGTGACGAAAAGGACTGCTATTTAATTTAAACAAATTTTCTGACTTTTGCAAGTTTTTCTTGCTATCATCCATTACTGTTTTCTTTAAGTAGCCTCTATTAGACTGTTGAATTTTCATAAAAGCTACAAGAGCACAGAAGGAAACTAACCTATCCACATTGACTCCTAGCGCATATTCTCTCATTTCTTTAAGCAACATAGGATCAGGAATTCTTTCAATACCATATGTTGTTCTAACTACAGTACCATCCTCCATAGTTTCTTGATCTAATTCTTCTCTAGTGTATTCAATTGCATAACTTAGAAGATGGGCTTTAAATAAAGTACCTGTATTCTTCCATCCATACTCTTGATATACATTGGCATTTGCACCAAGATCTTTTAAGAATACAATTTGATTTTTAGGTACTAAGTATTTATGCTTTCTTCTTTGGATCATGTACTGAATGAAAAGAGAAATATTGTTTTCAATAAGAGCCCAAGCATTATACCATTCAATTATTAATTCTAATTTTTGATGTGTTCTTTTAATATCATCAAATCTACCACACCAGGCAGCTACAATCTTATCTTGCTCTATGTATGTTTCTGTTTCTCCGGCATGAATTTTAGTTATTTCTACAGGAGCTTTCATTACATAGATAGAACACAATGAGTCTGATGTTGTTGTCTTACCTTCTGACACGGGATCTATAGAGGCATAATATG